CACGATGTCGCAGAAGGTCGTTCAATATCAGGCGGTCCTCCAACTCAGTCAAACCGCGCCACAACTCTATGACCTGCCATATCTCCATCGACAGATGATCGAGACGTTGGGTGTGAAGAATGCGGACAAGATTGTTCCGAGCGTAGATGACTTGAAGCCCATCGACCCGATCAGCGAGAACATGGGGTTCCTCACAGGCAAGCCGACCAAGGCGTTCATGTACCAAGACCATGACGCTCACCTCCAAGCTCACCTGTCGTTCCTCCAAGACCCAATGATTATGCAGACCGTGGGTCAAAATCCGCAGGCTCAAACCATCATGGGCGCAGTCATGGCTCACGTCATGGAGCACACGGCGTTCAAATATCGTCGTGAGATCGAGAAACAACTCGGTGCTGCACTGCCAGCGCCACCAAGCGCGGAAGATCCCGATACTTACTTGCCTCCGCAGATCGAGGTCCAGCTCTCGCAGTTGGCAGCGGCAGCGGCGTCACAACTCCTCCAGAAGGACGTGGCAGAGGCTCAGGCCCAGCAGGCGGCGCAGCAGGCTCAAGACCCGCTCGTGCAGATGCAGATGATGGACCTGCAGATCAAGCAGATGGAGGCCGAGACCAAGAGGCTCAAGGCGCAGATGGACGTGCAGGTGCAGGCTGCGGAGCAGCAGAGAAGGTCGCAGAAAGATCTTATCGACGCGGCGTCCAAAGAAGACGAGTTGCGCTTGCGTCAGGCGGAGATCGCGGCTCGCACCGAGTTGGAGTCAGCACGTCTTGGCGTCGATATCCAGAAACATCGTACCGAGATGGAGGCAACCCAGCTTACGGAAGGAACCAGAATGGGACTTGAGATTGCTCGTGCCCGTGATGAACGGGACCGGCAGGGGAAGGTAAAACCACAGGAGTAATACATGCGTTATGGCAACGCTCTGGAATACTTGGATTCAAAACTCCAAGAGGAGCGCATTGTGATTATCGACAGCCTAATTCAAGGCAAGCTTGATGAAGGTGAGTACAAAAGACTATGCGGGGCGTTACAGGGTCTCGAACTCGCACGGAACCACATCAAAGACCTTGCAAAGAGGATGGAACAAGACGATGAGTAGTATTGATATTGAGAAGACGCAGGAAGAGGCGGCAAAGGCCAAACTACTGCCAGAACCCAAGGGCTACCGAATGCTATGTGCGGTTCCGCACGTGGAAGAGGAGTTTGAAGGGGGAATCATCAAAGCAGACGACACCAAACGCACCGAAGAACTGACCACGGTTGTGCTCTTCGTCGTGAAGATGGGCGACCTCTGCTACAAGGACAAGGACCGTTTCCCGAATGGCGCGTGGTGTAAAGAAGGGGACTTCATTCTGACCCGTCCCTACGCAGGCACCCGAGTTGTCATTCACGGACGTGAGTTCCGCATCATCAACGACGATACGGTCGAAGCGGTGGTCCAAGACCCCCGTGGAATCCGCAGAGCTTGAGGCATTAAAACATGACTGAACGTGAGGAATTTAAGTTCCCAGATGAGGTCGAAAAGACCGAAGACTCTGCGGAAATGGCGGCTGAGGACAGTATCGAGGTCCAGATTGAGGACGATACTCCTTCCCAAGATCGCGACCCGGTTACCGGGAAAATGCGCGAACCCATGCCGAAGCAGATTGTCGAGGAGTTAGAAAATGACACCCTCGATGAGTATTCGGAGAAGGTAAAACAACGTCTGTCCCAGATGAAAAAGGTCTGGCACGACGAGCGTCGGGCTAAGGAAGCTGCCCTTCGGGAGCGAGAAGAGGCTCTCAAGTTTGCTCAGTTACGTGAGCAAGAGGTACAGCAGCTACGTCAGCGGGTTGGAAATAGCGAAAAGGCACTGATTGCTGAGGCAGTTAAGGCCACGAATAACCAGCTTGCGATATCGAAAGATAAGTTCCGACAGGCTTACGAATCAGGGGACCCGGATAAGATTACCGAGGCCCAACAGGAAATGACCGCCGCGACCATGCGGCTGAGAGAATTAGAGCGTTATAGACCCCAGTCTTTACAAAAAGAAGATTTGGGTGTAGAAAATACACAACAGACACAAGCGCCCCCGCGCTCTACCGCACAACAGGTCGATACCAAAGCAGAGACTTGGCGGCGGCAGAATCCGTGGTTTGGGCCGAACAAAGGTATGACCGCCTTTGCGCTTGGGCTGCACGAAGAATTGGTCAACGATGAAGGTCTTGATCCGGCCAGTAACGAATATTACGACCGAATTAATAAGACCATGCGTAAGCGATTCCCGGATTATTTTCAGGAACCCGCTGAGCAAACGTCGGAAGCTGCTCCGAAAGAGGAGAAGCCCCGCGCACAAAAAGCAGCCAATGTGGTTGCCCCAGCTACGCGGAGTACCGCACCCCGTCAGGTTCGCCTGACACCGTCGCAAGTTGCCATAGCCAAGAAACTGGGACTAAGCAATGAGCAGTACGCACGAGAAATGATGAAACTGGAGGCTAACTAAAATGGCTGAGAATAGAATCGCTCGCGAACTTGAGAACCGCGAATCGGCGCAGCGCACAAAAACTTGGACCCCACCTCAGACGCTACCGGCCCCAAATCCGCAGCCGGGTTGGGTCTTTCGATATATCCGGACTAGTATCATGGGTACTGCTGACCCATCGAATACCTCCGCAAAGTTTCGTGAAGGTTGGGAGCCTGTAAAGGCTGAAGATCATCCGGAACTGATGCACCATGCCGATCCGACTTCCAAATTTAAAGGGAATATCGAGATTGGCGGCCTGTTGTTGTGTAAGGCACCGGAAGAGCTAATGAAGCAGCGTAATGACTATTACGAACAGCAAGCAAAGGCTCAAATCCAGTCCGTAGACAATAACTTTATGAGGCTAAACGACGAGCGGATGCCGCTGTTCAATGAACGCAAGTCCACAACCTCGTTTGGCAAAGGTAAATAACTTTCTTTTTTGGAGTAACAAATGGCTTATCCTACCGTTGACAAGCCTTATGGCTTGAAGCCGATCAATCTGATCGGTGGGCAGGTGTTCGCCGGATCGACCCGTCAGCGTCGTATCGCTTCTGGTGCCTCAAGCATCGGTTACGGTGACCCGCTACAGTTTGCTTCGGACGGCACTGTTGAAGTAACGACCTCGACAACGACGGCCCCTGTCGCTGGCTTTGCTGGCGTGTTCTTGGGCTGTAACTTCGTATCCTCTGTGACGGGTCAGCCGACCTACTCGCAGTCTTGGATTTCGGGTACTGCGGTCAAGGCTGGTACGTACATTGTTGCGTACGTGGTTGACGACCCGGACACCTTGTTCAAGGCTGTTGGTGTGACGGCTTCGCTGGTGGTTTCGACCACGGGCGGTTTCGAGTACACGAGCATTGGTTTGAACGTGGCTCTTGTGGCGAACACCCTGAACACGACGACGAACGACTCGCAACAAGGTCTGTTGGTTGGCTCGGCTGCTACGACTCGTTCGCTGCCGATGCGTATCATCGACGTTGTTGAAGACACGGCGTTCGTGTCGAGCGGCACCGTTTACTACCCTGAAGTTATCGTCAAGTTTAACGCTCCGTACGTAACTTCTGGCGTGGTTGAGGGCGGTCACGCTTACAACAACCCGCTGGGTATTTAATAGGAGTTCTGAAAAATGGCTATTTCACGTGCACAATTACTCAAAGAACTCCTTCCGGGTTTGAACGCCCTGTTTGGTCTTGAGTACAAGTCCTATGGTGAGGAGCACAAGGAGATCTACGAGACTGAGACTTCCGAGCGTTCCTTTGAAGAAGAGACGAAGCTGAGCGGATTCTCCGCTGCTCCGGTGAAAGCCGAAGGTTCAGCGATTGCGTATGACAACGCGCAGGAAGCTTGGACGGCTCGTTACAACCACGAGACGATTGCTCTCGGCTTCTCCATCACGGAAGAAGCGGTTGAAGACAACCTGTACGACTCGCTCAGCAAGCGCTATACGAAGGCTCTTGCTCGCGCTATGGCGTACACGAAGCAAGTCAAGGCGGCCTCGGTCCTTAACAATGGCTTCTCCTCGTCCTACGTGGGCGGTGACGGACAACCGTTGTTCTCGGCCTCGCATCCGCTTGTTTCGGGTGGTACCAACAGCAACCGTCTGACGGCCTCGGATCTCAACGAAACCTCGTTGGAAGCTGCGGTTATTCAGATCGCTGGTTGGACCGACGAACGTGGTCTCTTGATCGCGGCGAAGCCCAACAAGCTCATCGTTCCCCCGGCTTTGATGTTCACTGCC